GGTCGCCGATGATGACTCCCACGACCGCGCCCTCGAACCCCTGCGTGTCTATGTATCCGAGCCAGGTGTCCGTGTGCACGAGGTCGGTCGGAGCCGCCATGAGCTTGACCTTGACGTTGTTGTACAGATCCCTCATCTCGTCCTCCTCTCCGCGACCTAGCTGGTCGCAATCTTGAGCTTGCGGATCGCCTCAGCCTGGATGACCAGCCCGCCGACGCGCTTTCTGAACATGAACTCCACGACGCCCGTGGTCTTGCTGCTGTAGGGGTCGCGCAGTACGCTGAGTTGCACCCTGTCCGCGATGACGTACGCCCTGCGGAAGTCTCCGTAGGCGATGGGGTAGGTGTTGGTCGTCACGTCGGGCATGTCCGTCGCCTCGACATAGGGCTGGCCGAGGATTCTCGGGGGGTTGGAGCCGGTGTAGTCCGGCTGCCAGACATAGCCCGCGCCCGAGGTGATTTCCAGACCGCGAACGAGGCCGAGGGTCTTGCGGTTCATGACCCACGTCCCATTTCGGGCGTAGTCGGCTTTGATCGCGTGCTGCAGATTGATGAGACCGGCCGCCTTGAGGAGCGACGCATCCGTGCCGGGGGTATAGCCGACGGAGGTGTTGACCATGAACCCTTCCGGCTGGCCGACATTCGTGCCGTTGACAAACGCCGTGCCCTCCAGGATCGCCAGCCTGAGTCCGGCCTTGTCAGCGAGGAACGCTTCGAGGTTGAATGCTGAATCCTCGAGGAGCTGGTTGGTGATCTTCGGGTAGGCGTACATCTCGTGCGCCGTGATGACGTGCTTGCCGAAGGTCTGCCCCGTTGTCTCGGTGCGCGTCCCGGCCTCTGCCGTCCACCCGCCCGAGAAGTCCCCCGTGTCGCTCGGCCACTCCAGGGTCGAGGTCGTGATCGGCTGCACCATCGCGATCTGCCGGATGGGGGAGAACTCCTGCACCCTGGCGATGATGCTGTTCATGACCTGCTTCGGCACGAGGTAGCCGCCCGCCGTGTCGTCAGAGGCCGACAGCGCCTTCTGCTCATCCGGGGAGAAGCGACCGTCCCCTTGCCTGCAGTACTTCGCGAACGCCTTGGTCTCAGCGCCCGCCTGCTCTTCCGCATTCACCGGGGCGGACGCGGGAGCCTTCCACTTGGCCTCCAGTTCGTCCATCCGCGCGTTCATGCGGTCGATGGTCGCCTTCGTCTCGGGCAGAGTCACACCGATGGACTTGACCTCGTCGGTCATCTTGTCCCGGTACTCCTCGAAGCCCTTCGCGAGACGAAGGAACTCGTCTTTGACTGCCTTCAGTTCCTCGCTCATGGTCCTTTCCTCCTTAGGTTGTCGGCGAGTTCGCGGACCATCGTGAGCAACTCCTTGGCATCCTCATCCTCCGAGGGGAGTTCTCCTGGGTCGGGGGTAGGCGTGTCCGTGCCGGGTTCTTGCGAGTCTCCTTCGGCAGCGTTCGGGCTGTCAGACTCGGCGAGAAGTGGCGTGAGTGCTTCGATGGCTTCCTTGAGCTTCGCCCGTATCTCCGCGCTGAGGGCGCGGTCCTCCGTCTCCTTGACGGTGGTGTAGGTTCCTGCTGTGACGGTATCTGAAGTGACCGTGATAGTCGTCGGCCCGTAACCCGTCGTCGTCGAGCGCGAGTCCGCCGCGTCCTCAGAGGCGGCGTTCTTGATGCCCATGATGGCCTCGACCTTGCAGTCTGGGCCCGGCGCCGTCGCGGTCGGCGTGAGGCAGACCGTCCTCATGCGGTCATACTTGCCGGGATCGCTCTGGCGGAAGCGCCAGGAGGTCGAGGTCTCGTCAACGTCCCCGCTCTTGAAGTCGTGGGACTTGAGCCATTTCTTGCACTCGTCGGCATCGTCCCAATGCTTCTTCGGGAAGATGACGGACTGCACCTCGGTAGTGGCCGCCTTGAGGAACTGATGCGCCTGGTCGATCACTGCTCCGAGCGCATCCCCGAGCGCCGCGTTCTCGTCGTCTGGCTGCTTCTTCTTGACCGCGATGACCTCCGCGTTCTCGTTCGCCGGCCAGAGTACGAGCGACCCCTCGTAGAGCCTGAGCTCCTTGAGCTTCCTGACCCCGCCTTCCCTGGCCTGCTGGATCACGTCGTAGCCGATAGACATGGCGTTGACGATGCCAGCCTTGAGAAGCGCGAGCACCTCCTTCGACTTCTGGAGTTCCATGACCAACTTACCCTTGACGAACAGGCCGTGGTCGTCCTCGGTCGCGTCCCGTGCGTCGATCCCCCCGACGACTTCGGAGTGCTGCCAGAGCAGCGGGATCGGCTTGCCCTTCTGCTTCCACCTGTCGAGCGTCCGACTGAACGCGCCACGCTCTACCACGTCGCCTTGCGCGTCGGTGTTGCCGAACGTCGAGAGGTACCCGACGAATGTCCCCGTCTCCGGCTGCAGGTCCTTGAGTTCCATGCGAAACGCACGCTTGTCCATCTCAATCTCCCTCTATCGACTGCTGCCCCTCCGGCAAGGCGGCGGGCTTGTCCTAGGCAACGTCGTAGATCAATCCACAGCGGCAATTCGGGTGATCTGGAGGACCTTCCTCGCCGTCCGAGAATGTGGCATCCAGCGGGACGCGCTCACCATTTAATGCCAAACACACGGGACATTCGAGCTCATCATCCGCGCCGAACCATTCCTTCACCATCGGCATGTCCAACTGCGCCGACGCTTCCTGCATCGTGTCTATCTGCGCTCGGTTGTGGGCCCAGGACATCTCGGTTCTTGCGATAGTCTCCGCGCGTTGCCGGATGAGTTGACCGGCAAAACGCTCGACCGCACGGGTGAACTGTTCGCCGACGTACCCTTTCTCGAAGAGTTGCCCCTCGTAGTTTGCAAGCCGCTGCGTCATCTGCTCGGTCATTCCGATGGAGTCTCGAATCGCCTTGGCGACCTCGTGCGGGTGCAGGCTTTCAGTGGCCGCCCTCGAGAGTGCGCGGTAGGTCGCCCGCCTCTGCTCTGCGGTGAGGTTGACGATCAACGCCTTGTCCCGCTTCGCGTAGGTTGCGGCGAGTCTTGACTTCGCCGGCTCCGAGTTGAAGAGCGTTGCCTTCCGCCTGGCGTGCCTCTCAACTGACTGTGCGACATGGGCGATGACCGGCTCCGACATGCGGTCTCGCACCTTGCCGAGAGCCGAGAGGTACGCACCAAATAAGTCCTTGACCTCGTGCTCGAATGACGGTGTGGGGGAACCCTGCGCCACCGTCTGCGCGATGGCGTCCTCGCTCACCTGGGGCTTGAGCATCACCTTCACGAAGGCGGAGACAGCCGAGCGCTCGTGCTTGGCGATCGCCCGCACGAGGGCCAGGTGAGGGTTGCCAGCGATAATGACCCGTCGGCCATGGGAGACAGGGCGCGCCTTCTGAAACGGGTAGACTCGGGCGCGTGCCGCGACCTGTGCTAAACTGCTCATTCCGTCTCCGCCGGAGTACCAGGAGCGGCACCCATCTCTAGCGGCACCATCGGCATCTGCGTGAACCTGCTCGCACCTATCTCGCCGCCGAGCTCCTCGTACCCCAAGGCTTCCCTCGCCTCGTCAACCGAGAGCAGGCCGGACTGGAAACCCTGCACGATCCGCACCCACATCGAGGTCTGCTCCTCGCTTAGCGCCTCGATGCTGTCCCGGTCGTACTGCAAGACCAGCCCAGGCCCGAACTGCGGGGAGAGCCATCGGTTCAGTTCGTCGCGGATATGGTCGAGCAGGGGAAGCACGGTCTCCTGGTAGAGGCTGGCCCTCTCCGACCTCAGCTTTGCGTAGGTCTTCTCCGCCATGTCTCCCAGGAGGCCGGAGGGAACGCCGAGAGCAGCGGCGATCTCCCGCGCGCTGATCTGCAGCCCGTTCGCCCACTGCATGTCGGCTGGCGACCAGCTCGTCTTGTCCACCTTCTGCGTCTTCGGGAGGACGATGTTCCTGCCAGCTTGCGATGCACCGCTGCGCTTGTTCAGCCGTTCGAGCAGCTTCTCCGCGTCGCTCTCCGTCCCGCCCTCCATGTAAACCACCAGGCCAGGGACTCCGCCGTGCTCTAGCAAAGCCTTGTTGAGCTTGCGCCCCTCGTTGTTGACGTCGATGGAACGGGAGCAGGCAGACAGCGGCGAGAGGCCACGCAAGTCATCAAGCGGGTTGAAGAACTTGAAGTGCCCGACGTCGCCTGCCGGGATGTCCTCCCGCCCCTTCGACCCCTGGTAAATGTAACCCTTGACCGGATCGCTCTTGCTGTCTCCGGCGATCACCGCGACTAGATCCGGCCTGAGGTTGTACATGATGACCGGAGGACCGTTGCGCGTCTCAGGACCCACTCCGCGAACGAACCCCTCGCCCGAGATGTAGAGGTGGCAGACCAGCTCCCGCATCCACTCCGCCGTGCCCTGCTGCTCGTTCGGCCTATGGATGAGTTGCATCAGCTTGTGGTCGTCGGGCATCTCCTCATAGTTGTCGCCCTGCTGCTGGTAGAGCAGCCATCCGACTCCTGCCGCAGCATCGGCGAGCACGGTGATCGCTCGGTAGACATAGGGGTTCTGCCCGTAGGCTTCGTTCGCGTAGGCTTGGAAGTTCCAGGCCGTCCAGGTGGGGGTGCCCATGTTCATAACGTAGCTCGACGGAGACGTGGCCGCCTTGCCGGAGAACCCGGCGAAAGCAGCACGCATACGAGAGGCGAGGCTCATGTTCTCCCACCACCTTTACCGGACCAGAGGGTCCGCATCAGCCCACCACCAGGAAGTACTGGCCAGCCTGGCGCACAGCCTGTAGGGCAAGGGCCAGAGCCATCACCGTATCGTCGTGGACGCCCTCGGGAGCCGCGTAGCGCGTCAACCCAGACGGCAAGCGCTCGGCCTCGAAGGCTTCGAGCTCATTGATCTGCACCGGGTCGTTGAGGAGCCGGATCTCGTTGCGCTCCAAGGCCAGAGCCAAGGTGTCAATCGCCTGAGCCTTGGTCGCGTTCGTGGTGAGGAACGGCTGGACAGGAAGCCCCTCTCGCACGAGCTGTTCAGTTAGGGGCTCACCGAGGGAATTGCGCTCGGCGATCACCGTAATTGGTTTGAACCTCTCGCACAAAGCCTTGAGTCTCCCGACCTGGATCGCGTAGTCCACCCGGTTGAACCTGTCGAGGTAGGCTTGCTCGTTCATCGTCATGTCGAGGACGGAAACGCACGTGAAGTCGCTCTTTCCCCAGTCAACCCCAAAGGCGTACTGATGCCCCTCGATCGGCTCTTGCTGCGGCTCGAGAACGCTGGCCTCAAGAACGTGCCGGAATACCCCGCCGGCGTCCTCAAGGAACTGCGCCTCGTACTCCTGCAGCCAGAACCTCTCAGGGCTGCTGGCCTTGGCCGCTGTGAGTTCGGTGCTCGGGATGTACGGGTTTGCGCTTGTCGGGAGCCGCCAGGATCGCCACTCCGGGTCGTCAGGGTTCTGGCCGAGCTGCCAGAGCCGCCAGAAGGCGTTCCGGCCCTTGGGTGTGGACCCGAACCACGCGTCCCCGCGGAGGTCGGTCAGGGTGGGCCGGATAGCGCCCCACCACGCCTCCTCGAGCCGGGGTACGAGAGCGGCCTCATCCACCACGATCCGCTTGTACTTGCGTCCTCGTGCGGGATCGGGGGAGTCCAGCGACCAGGCTTCCACCACGCCGCCGGTCACGAGCTCGATCCGGTGCTCGCTCTCGTTGATTCTCGCCGCAACCGGCCTCAGAGCGGTGCAGAGGTTCCTCCAAGCGTCAGCCAGGAGCTTGTAGGACGGGGCGAACCACCCGGCGGGGAAGCCGTACAGCGCGGTCTGGCAGACCCGGTCGATCTCGAGGACGCTCTTGCCCGTGCGCCGGCCCCAAGCGAGGACCTTGAACCTGGCCTCGCTCTCGATGATGGCTTGCTGGGCTTTGTGGGGTTTGGGAAGGAATATCTGGACGGTGTTCTTTGCGACCGCGCTCACTCGGTTAGATCCACCGGTTGCGTCCTGTACACGACCTCGATCCTCAGAGGCTTGTCAGGCGGAGACGAGAGTTCGTGCTCGTGCCGCTCTATGAAGCCGCGGTTCTTTCCTTGGGTCTTGAGGTAGAAGCAGACCGCCCAACCCTGACGTTCCTTGAGCGCCGCATAGAGTGCGGTTTCGGCCACGTCGGTCGTGTGCTCGCGGGCGTTCTGGATTGCTTCGGCTACTTCCGGGTGGGCGTCTCGGTAATTGTAGATCGTCTGGGGTGGACAACCGAGGCGCTCGGCCGCCATTGTCAGCAGACCGCTGGAGGCTTGGACAGCGGCT